CTTCCACATTCACCTTGCCATTCAGTTCAGCAAAGAACTCTTCATAGAGTTGGACCGACAGCAGGATGCGAGGAGAGACCACCACGATCGTCTGAGGGCGGTCTGCTGCCTGAAGACGGCGCAGAGTGTCCAGAATCATCACAAGGGTCTTGCCGCCGCCCGTAGGGCAGGTAAGACGACCACGATCAGCACGCTGGAGAGCATCGAGCATCCGCTGCTGGTGGGGGCGAAGGGTCAGGGTCATGTGGTGCGCTGTTGATGAGAATAGTATAGGGCATGAGAAAGGGGTCCAAAGACCCCATGTGACAGTTCTTCAATCGTCCTCGTCGGTTCGATCGACGGATGCGATGTCGCAGACAGGCACCTCATGTTCATTAGCAATACGATACCAATGCATCATATAACCATGCAATTCTGGATGTGCTTGATATTCTTCAGTATATTCGAATTCACCCAGATACGTAATCTCACTGTCTGGGATATTGTGATCACGGAGCATCGCTTGCAGTTGCAGGTGCGTCAATTCATATTGTGTAGGGACTTTCATGCTGTTTCACAAACGCCTTGCTACCATAGCACAGGCGTCAAGCTTCTGTCAAGTCCTTAAATTCGTGGACAGTGTGGTGATAAAGGAAAATGTCCTCACATACACCAGACTTATTAATAATCCATGTCAGATTAAAATAAGAATCTCCAACACACAACGATCTAATAAAATCTGCTTGCTCTTGCGTGATAACTTGGATATCTCTCTCTTTAGAAAGAGCATTTATATTTTGCTGAACTATATCTTTAGTTGGATTATACAGTCTAGTGACTCTTTCTTTTTCGTTATATGATGTGTTGAGGAATGATGGATACAAGAAGTTCATGTTATATTTGATCTTATCAGAATCTGGAAAGAAAGTTATGGAACTATCCGCTCCTCTAACACTATCATTCCTCCTAAGAGTATATTTGTCAATCTTTTCTGCATACGTATCTTCAATAGTATAATCAGCAAGATTAAATTCAAGATCAAATATTCTAATACCAGAAAAATCGCCATTAGCATCAAATTCAATACCATTAATGGCAGTTTGATAATCATCAGTGACATCACATACTCTTAGAATCTCATCAATACATTTGTTTATATCTGGACAACCAATCTTGTTAAGATAACCATTCCACAGACTATCAGATGTTCTAACAACAGATAATCTCATGAAATTTTTAACAAAATATGAGGTGATTTGACCATCAACATATTCTATGAACAGATCTATGTCATGATCTGCCATAAACTCAACAGTATGTTGTGGTTTGTATGTAACGTAACGATTTATTTTTTCTTTTACCTCATCTGAGATAGCAGGACCATACCTAGAATCTGCTAGAGATGTGAATCTCACTGGCATTTGCTCACATGTAGAAATATGTTCTTGCGTAATTAGATTGTACTTCTCTCGTACAGAATATCTTTCAGAAAACATATTACTCGTTAGAATGAATTAACTGACCATCACTATTATACAAAGAATAGTGAATATAATTTTCTGGTGTAGTTGTAGATGCTTGACTCTCTGGGAAGTGATAATCCAAGAAATTGATAACTTCCTCAATTACCTGATCTCCAACCTCAACAAATACATACTCAGAGTTTGCAAGTGCTGTCCATAGATCAATGGGCAAAATAAGTTTATATGTCTCCATTGATGCATTAATAGTATCTACGTTAGAACTATTGTTCCACCCGTATGATCTAAAATAAATCACAGGTTTTCCAATGGCAGCAGCATATCTGCCAATGAAATTGTCAAAATAAAAAACTTCGTAGTCTGAGTTCATTTTAGTATCAGTTTCCAAGCAATTGTTACACGTAATCCAACAAATAATCTAGATACTCCTTCTGCCATATGTGGGATCTCACCAGGAAAAAGTATCGCAGAGTCTGGATTATATGGATGGTAATACTCACCGTCTTTCATCTTAAAGATAGTTTTGCCACCCCACTCTGGTTTCCAAGAAGTATTTGGATAATATAAAAAGGTTCTTCCACTAGAATCATACCAATCAACATGAAAATCACCCATCGTTCCAAATGTATGCCCATTTGCATAGACATCAGATAATTCATAATCTTGTTGGGTCTTTTCCTTAATGATATTTAGAAGATAATCTGCATAGAAAGGATTATCATTCAATTTCTTGATCCAGAAAGGAAACACTAGTTTCCCACGATTGGATCCATGACCAAATTGCCATCCAGGAGACATCATATCATCCAAGATGGTGATTACGTCTTTCTTTGGAAAAGGACTGTCAAAAGTTTCAATTATATTCACAGACATTCTCTCATAATATTAGATCTCAGTAGATTTAATTCTTCAATAATTCTCCAATCTTCCAACTCATTATTAGTCACCTTGTTTAAGATATCACAAATTTTATAATATTGATCTCTATGAAAACTATTCTTAATAGCACTTTCAATCCATCCAATAAAAACTTGTCTTGTTCCAGAAGTAACTTCTAAAACTCTATGTCTATATGTGGTTGGATACATAATTGCCTTTCCTGCTGGCAATTTGTATGATGCTACACTAGTTCCAAGATCAAGTTCTAATTCACCACCTTCATAATCATCATTAAGAAAACATGTAATGCTATAATGAGGAACTAGATTGCCCATTGGAACAGCATCATAATGCCAATTGTAAAAATCTCCAATTCTATACTTAGAGAACATTCCAGATCCAATCCTTGAAATAGACAACTCTGGTCCTATCTTCTTATAGATTAAATCAATAACATAATTATTCAACTGGGTATGAACATTACCTTCATATGATATTTTACATTGCTTATTACCCTTAGCAGATGCTTCTGGATTGCTTGTAGATCCATCTATGAAGTTAAGATGACCAAACATTTTTTGGCAGTAATATAATTGTTCATCATCTAGTAAATCAATTTCAAATATCATAAGATTACTCGGTTAATTGCGAATCGTCTGTAAAGTATCTGTCCCAATCAACAGGAATTATATCATCAACTGCTAATTCTTTCATAAGAGAAAGAACGTTTTCTGTAATTCTCTTCTTAGCAGGTGTTCCTCTACCAGCAAGATTATACATGTTCATCTCATTGGCATTGAAGAAGTCAGTAGATGCTTCAACCTCTTGTTTTACCCATTGATCTGGATCATTAACATCCATAAATGCTGGAGCTGGTGTTACTCCATCATCTAAAAATCCATTTGGATACATTCTTCTGTAAATTTTAGGATCTACAGGAAATTTAATATCACATGTATATTTCCAATATGCTAGTCCAGATGGTTCTCCATTTTCATCGTGGAACATTGGATCACTTGGTTTCTTTAGAGTATCTTCTCTAATATACTTTCTCCATGCAATCCACTGATCTTTTTCTCCATCATACGACTCAGGAAAATCAGGAAGAACTCTAAAATCAGTATTATTCAATAGAGACTCGCGCTGTCTCCTGATCTTGAAATATCTCTGCTCATAAAAAATAACCTCTTTATCAATTTCCTTTACGGTATTTTCAACTACAAGATTCTTAACTTCAACAACCACTTCACGAAGATCTTCTAAAGATCTAGCAAACTCTTCTGCTTGCTCTCTAGTAGCACCCTTGAAGTTATAATCATTATAATATGTGCTTTCTGTGTTGAAATCATACTTTAACTTTCTTCTTTGACAGAAATAATACCCATCATCATACAAAGAAAAATGAACAAGTGAATCTTTTTCAGTATGCCAGAAAGGATCTACTGTTTCAAGAAACTTTTCTTTTAATACAGGATCAAGTTCTCTCCTCTTTGGTTTGTTGTTACCAAGTAACAAAGGATTGTACTGTTCAACATAACCAGCATCGATGATGACATTATTGATAAAATCAACTTCGATAAGAATTTGTCTTAGTTCCATGGGTTTATTTTGTCTTGATGTACCATCCTGTCAAGATATATTTATCCTGAGTAAGAACCGTGTTTCCTTTATGAGTGTGCGTATAACCAGCAGGCCAAATGAGAACAGTCCCAGCAGTGGGTCGAATCCTTCTTCTTTGATATAAAAACTCAGTTTCTCCCTCACCTTCTGGCATATCATTAAGATAGATCATCCAAACTAATTCTCTATTTGCATGAGATTGCACAGCATTCTCATAGTGCCACAAGTGATATCCTCCGCCTGGGGGAGTTTTTTGCACCTTAATATCACTAGAAAGTAAATCTATTGGACGAAGAGCTTGAAACTCATGAATGTAATGCTTTGCACAAGAAGTCAAACAACTATTGACATCTGCTGTCAATTTTCTATTTGAGTAACTCATCAAAAAAGAAAAATCTTTTCTGTTCAATTCACCGCCATAAAATTTTCCAGAATTATATACAGACTCCTCATCTGTTAAGTAATCCTTATCACTGAGGATGGTAGATCCTCTTTGGATAACTTGCTCAGTATAATCAATGATTTCATCGCATATATTTCTTGGCATGAAGTTTGGCCAAATGCCAATGAAATCTTCACACTCAAAAGGTGTAATTTTTGGATCGATCATCAATTCAAGTGGTCTATAATCAGGTAATACCGAATTTTTTTCAATCATAATCAATATGCTTTAATGATGTATTTAGCTTTGTGGAATGAGTTGATAATTGGTGCTTGTCTCTGCGGAACCATTGTAACATCTGGGATGGGAGATATGAAACTTCTGGAGAAAACAAATGTTCCTTCAGTCATATCCATAAACAATTCCGACTGATTAAAGGTTAGGGTAATAATATCTGCAGCATTTCCAAGACCAGCTCCTTGTGCTTTAGAACCAGATCCATTTTCATTTCCACCAGTATAATCTGTTTGGAAATTTTGCACTGGATCTATTGTTAGCATATGGCGGTGTGTTTTCACAGTGCCCGTGACTGGAATATAGTCATTGACTGAGAAATTTTGTGGTCTTAGATCAAGAACAGCAGCATATTCATATGTTCCCCCAGGAGATCCTTGCAAAGTTCCAGTAAGTCCAGACAACGAGCTAATCCACCAAGTATAGAACTGCAATGTGAATGTTGCAATTGGATTATCGCCAAAATTCGCAGGATATCCATTTCCACTATTAGGAGCACCTGTCATTGTAGTTCCAAAATATTGTTCAACAAATGCTGCCATACCATCCCAATCAGCTCCATAATAAGCACTCAATGATGATTCAAAATCTGTGTTGCCACCACTAAATCCATCTCCACCTTCAGCAAGAATATCATTTGTCCAAGCATTACGAATATTAACTAGGTTATTGTTATCCTCCGATGGATCAATATTACCAGCATAAGACACTCTAAATGTGCCATCTGCTCTTCTTCCAGATAGAGTTTGCATCATACCTCTACCATTATCAACGTTACCCCATGCAATCATAGGGAAACCATCATCAGAATCTAAAACTGCAGCAAAATAACTGTGATCATGCGAAGGTGGTGTAACAACCACTTCACTCAATGGTCCGATAGAAGCAGATACACTACCAGTAATTGTAAATGTAATACTTTCTGTTAGTGTCTCCAATCCAGCCACTCTAATTGTTCCCAATGCATAGAATTGACTGTTCAATCCGCGATCACCAGTTCCCTGTATCTGTTCTAGTGGTTCTGGTCCAAAAGGATCTACCTTATCAAAATACCAATATCCACCTTCTGCACCTGGGTCAGTGATTCCTTTACCAGGAGAAGAAATAGGAACAAATGCAGAGTTTCCTCTCACACTATCAACGATTCCAGTGCCACAAAGTTTTCTATTTCTGTAATCTGGAAGATTAAAGTTTCCACTATATGTTTTAGTAGTATCATTATATGCACCATTTCCACCATAATGATTACCAATTACCTCCCAAAGACCCCAATATTGTGCAGCTGATACAGACTGACCTTCACATGCTATAAAACCAGGATATCTAGATCCTAAATCACCACCAAGATCTCCATAATCTCCAATACCTTCTTTGAGAATTGGCAGAACCGTTCCAATTGGATAACCATCAAATTTAGAGGTCTTCTTGCTATACCAAACGCCAAGATTTGCTGCTGGTGGTGGAACTACTGCATACGTTGTCACAGACCAAGTAAAAGGATTATTGCCAGTTCCTCCAGACCCAATAGTGATAACTGTGCTTTCTGTAGTATTCAAGTTAGTTGCCGAAAGTAATACAATACGGAAACTGGAATTGATGGCAGGATCAAATGTTCTTGGTCCAGCAACAGGAGTGTCATAATCAATAGAAATTAGAGAAAATGCATTAGAAGAATTAATTGTTACTGGAATATTGATTCCTTCAATTGAAACTGGGGCGCTAGTAACATAAGTTCCAGGAATCTGATTTGTTTTATTTGG